GGATCATTGACACCCTCACCAAGAGGTCTTGAGTCTTCTTGGAATCTGTAGATGCCATTATACAGTCTTACTGTAGCATTATCGAAGTGATTGGTAACAACCGTGTCAAACTGACCCCTTTGAACAACAGCAGTTCTTGCATTGTTGTCAATAGAGGTAACTTTTACAATCTCACTGTTAATTTGCAGATAGTCGTTCTCAGACAGTTTCTGAACAGTTCTTAGTTGCAATACTGTGTTGGTTAGAGAGAAACCGACATGATCAACTTCAAATGCCAACCTTTGAGTTGAATTGGTAGAATCTAGTCTGTTGAGTGATGTATCAGCAACTGATAGGATATCACCCTTGATGTAGTTCTTTCCTTTAGATGTGATAGTAATGACACTGACACTACCATATCCAGTATTGTTGAAGTCACTAACAAAGATAGTCGCTCTTGCGTTGTCAGGATCTCCAACAGAACCAATATCAGTTCTTACCTTACTTTGATCGAAGAAAATCAGTTCAACGTCTTGATATGTTCCTGATTGATATGCTACACCACCATTAAGGACTTCACCCTTACCAACACCACTGTCAGTCATGACTGTAGTGAATCCAGGCGATCTTAGTGTAATTTCTTGGTAGAATCTCTTTCTTACATAGTATGTTGTTGTGGTATCTGCCTCACTAGGAATGAGGTCCATATTTACAGAACTACCAACACCAACGTTGTGTGGTTCGGATGTAGATACCAGAGCATAGTTGTTATCAACAACAAATGCTTCGATGTTCTTACTCAGTTCGTTGTAGGTTACAACTTCCAGACCTACAGTGTCTCCTAGGACTGTGCTCTGCAGGAAGAAGTTCTTAGTAGCAGTTTCAGGAACGACAAACTCCCCTTCAGTCACTTCTACTCTAATAGAGTTCTGATTTGACACAGACTCAAGGATTCTGCCTCTAGCAATGACATCATCATCGCCATCTGTTAGGAGTAGTGTTGCTTCTGCACTAAACGAACCATTATCAGTCAAGATGATACTGATAATATTGCTGGAAGAGTTTAGTTTCTTGTCAGACTGATATGTTCCTGATACATTCTCAAGAACAAACTCGTTTCTGTTAGAAATGTCTCCGACAACTCTACCAGTATAGTTGCTATCCTCTTGAGTGACGATATCACCTTCAAACAGATAACAAGGTGCAATAGTCTCAATATAGGAGACTGCTAGAGGATTGGTAGGGTCTAGATCGTTTGACTTGAGTGAGGTGACAGTTTTACCAGTAACCTCAGCAACAATCGCAGCAGCACCAGATCCTTCGGTTCCAGTGTTGTTAACAATGAACCTATTGCCGACTTTGAAGGATGCTGGGGAATCTTCTACATTCAGTGCAGAAACACTACCACTAGTGGTTTTGTTGATCTTCAGAACAGTGTTGCCACCATTGTTAGGCATTCCTGCCGTTTTTAGTCTCTTGGCATACTTTGGTAGATCATCCTGAGATAGATCTGCATTATAGTTAGAATCAACAGGTAGTGAGTAATAGTTCGATCCTAGGATGTATGGGAACGCAGGATTGCCATCAACATCAATAGTGATGAAGTATGCATAGACTCCTTCTGGATATTCTGGTGTTACACAGAATCTTCCGTTATTTTCGTCTAATTCTAATTTACCAGTCTGAGTGCTAGGTCTCCACTCATAATCTTCAATAAAAGTTCCTAGTTCAAACTCAGATGGATTTGGACCACCTAGTCTGTTATTTTTGAGATAGTATGCAGATGACAGTCTATTGACAACACTATTACCATCTAGAGGGTTCTCATAACCATAAGGACCATAAATGGGATTGCCATCATAAGCAAATCCCAAAATAGGAGAGTGTGCAGTTCCATCGTCGCTCAACTCGGTTCTAAGGTCAGCAGGGTTAGCAACTATACCGTAACCATACCCTTTGGTGGGATTGTAGTTCTGGAATGCATAACCATTGGAGGAATCCAACTCATCCTTGAGTTTCTTGTAGCGATCTTTAGTATATGTGACGATTTCGGATGTTGCCTGTGCTCCATCGCCAACAGGAAGGATGTCAACGATTACATTTCCCTTGGAGTAGAACTTACCTTCGTCTACTTGCTCAAAGTCAACAATTTTGCCATTTTCCAAGACAGCATTGTATTCTGCAAAGCGACCCCTACCAAGACGATCGATAATTCTTACTGTAGGAGGTGTGGTGTAGTATTCACCACCATCAATTACTTGAATACTTGTAATCCTACCGAAAGTAACAGTAGCAGATGCCTTTGCATTTCTACCAGAAGTAATAGTTACAGTAGGTGGTTCAGAATAGATACGTCCATCGAGGAGTTCGATGCTATCAACAACTTCTCCTGCTAGGAACGATCTTGCTCTTCCTGGAACATTGTTGACCAGGACATTAGGAGCATCTTGATAACCAGAACCTTTCAGTGAGATATTGAATTTGGTGATAGGACCAAACTGGACTTGATCGAAATCTCTGTAACTGAAAGCAAGAGTTCCATCAACCAAGATGCCAACATCTCTTTGTGTTGTGGGGTATGATTCAGTAATAACCTGAGGATTCTTACGAATCAATCTCATCGTCTTCTGATCTTGCAGTGTCTGTTGCGTATTTGCAAGAAGAATAGGTCTAGTTGGGAAAGAAGACGAACAGATGTAGTAATAGTTGCTATCTTCGTAAACAGCAGCAACATCACCAGGCAGATCTCCAATCTGAGACTGAATGGTGGGATTTGCTGCTTCAGCATTCTCTTGACTCAGAATCCAACGAATGGTATTCTGTGGAGTCATGATAATAGGATCTCTGGTCTCAAAACCAGCACCAGATACCTGAATACGATCTCCTTCCTCAGAATAAGGAGCAGGAGCATCAGTGCTCAGGTTGTAGAGGACACCAAGGACTAGAAGTTTGACATTTCCAGAGGTGACTGTGGAAAAACTGTAAACAGGTTCTCCCTCAGTATAAACAAGATTGCTTTCTCTGTCGCTAACTAGGAACTGAGTGACACTCTTGTCGCTATACTCAAATTCTTCACCACGGATGATGAATCTGCCAGTAGGAGCAAATCCTTCTGTGGAAAACACATTAATACGATCACCGACAGTAAGACCATTGTCAAAGTCTGCTGTCAACTCAGTCTTAGACGCAATCTTGAATGTATTGTTGATCGAGGATGTATCTAGAGCAATTTCATACAGTTGCTCGCCATCGATACTACCAGCACCGAAAACGTTGTCTACAATACCAGATGCATAACCTGCCTTGAGATCAAATGGATCTACACCTTGGATAATCTCTTCGCCAATTAGAGAAGATACATCACCTGCTAGAACCTTTACCTTAAGTGAGTAAGAGGTGATCCAATCAGATGTAGATGCTTTGACGGTAAAATCTTTTGGTCTTACAACCTCTGGGGTGTCATTACCTACCAGAGTGTTGAAAATAAACTTGATAGACCTATCGGTGCCCTTCGCACGATAGAAACTAGTAATATTCTTGATTAGAGTTCTCTTGTCTACCTTCTCGTTCAGATACTTCTCTGGGAACGATGCAAGGTAGTCAGACTCAAAGTTCTTGACAATAGCATACAAGAACAGGTTGCTGATGTTCTGAACGCCAACACCTGAGTTATGTCCTGCAGCAAGCGTTGTTACAAAGTTGCTCTTCTCGTATAGGTCGCCTAGTTTTGTATTGCCACTGACGCCACGAGAGACTTCACTGAGAGTGTTGCCACTTCTTTCTTTATAAAACAAGATCTCATCATTAATTTTGATGTATCCGTTTTCCACAGGGAAAGAAGATCCATCAACTAGCTCAATAGTTGTATCACTCGCAGATACTGCTACTGCTAATTCTGTGCCTTGTGCTAGAAGATTTTTCTCATAAAAATCTATATCACGATATTTCGTGATATTCTGAATCACGTCGAGAGGTTGACCCCTAAGTTCTAACTGCTCGTAATATTTTTCTACAACTTTAGAAAAATTTTCGTAGTCAGAAGAAATGAACTCAGGTAGTTGACTCTCAATTAGAGTAGATATTCTCCTAGTCTCTGCCATTTAAGCTTACTCTGTGTAAATCGTGAATGAACTCTTTGGAATATCAACATCGAGATATACTTCTCTCGATGCACTAATATCATTACTTAGTGGGATAGTTCTAACTTCAATTCTATTATCAAAGAAACTACCCTCAATAATAGTTAAATCATAAAGTTTGATCTCTCCCTTCTTATAGTCAACCGTTCCAACAGAGTCGTTTAGAACGATTTTGTCGCCTGAGATAGAGTCTATTCTATATAGGACGATTTTACCAGCGCGATCTTCGAGATAGACTGTGTAGAGAGGATATTCACTTACTTTGAAACCTGTTGACTGGACAATTACATCCTCGTCACAGGTATCGTCAAAGGCATTTTGATAGCAAAGTTCATAAAAGAACTTGCTATTGATTTGAGGATAGAAATCCTTTCTCATTTTGACAGTAGTGAGATTACTATTGATACTACGATCAGCATCATCAATCACACCAACAAACTTAGAAAATCTGAACTTACCGTTGAACTTCTCAGTATCAGAAGATTCAATATACTGCTCTAGACCACCAATGACCTTGGATTTAATCTCATCTCTAGTCTGGTTTGTCTTTTCTCTAGAATAGTAGATGTTGGATGTCAGTTCAACATATAGAATAGAAGCATCAATAACATCAGGAGTGATAGATGCCACCATATATGGTTTTAATCTATCTCTAATCTCTTTCTTAGTAGCAGAACTCAATCTACGTGCAGTAGATGGTTTGACAACAATCTTGACCTTACCATACTCAGGGGGATCATCTTCTTCGCCACCAAATGTGATGATGTCAGCAATAGCAGGATAGATTTCTCTTACGATTGCTGCATAGTCTTGTGCTGTGACTGCTCTATTCTGTGTTCCATAGAACTTAGGAGCATTGAACTTGATCTTAGCAACAGATTCGATCTCTGCGCCTCCTACTGCCGCCTCTACAAGGTCTGTAGCAGCAGAGTAGTCAATAGTGTAGTTTAGGTTAGAATCGCCTGCAGGGGTCTCTATGATGCCATTGAAGGTGAATGCTCTTGCACCATTAGCAGCAGGACCATTTGTTGATAAGTATGTAATCTCTACTTGGTTTCCAGACTCTAATTGTCTACCTAGAACACCATCACCAAAGAAAACCTCATATTGCTCATCTTCGGTTTCTTCAACGTAGAAAACGTTTGACTCACTAGTAATGTCTAGAATACTATCTGCTCTCGCATAAACTTCACCTACAGTGCTCTGTACAGATGGGAAAATACGGACTCTAAGCGATGAAATGTCTGCATTGGGGTTCTTAATCACAAAACGGTTTGAACGTGTTGCATTGACCGTATAAGTGTCAGTGATGAAGTTTCCCTCGTAGATGTTGATACTATCAAATGTTCCAGTACCGTTTACAACAGGAACCTTGATATCTTCAACAACTACAAAATTAAATACACTACCATCAAATGTAGAATTGAAACCTGTTCCACGCTTCAGTACAATTTCATTGGGCGCAGTATTAGGAAAGTCTACTCTAAATGTTAAAGATGCTCTTGGTGAAGTTGCTGACTTGGGAGTATAACCCAATTGCTTCGCCAGCGCCACCACATTGTCCCTGAGCGTTGCCGAATCAAGGAATGTCTCATTCACCACCATATTAGTGTTGAACGCCGTGTAATACGTATTATACGCTAATACATCGAGAAGATTTGACCATACAGAACCTTCAAAATCAAAATCAGTAAACTCTCCCTGCGATCTCAAGTATTCCTTGAGAGCAGTTTTGATATCTGCAAAGTCTAGGTTTGATAGTTGAACGTATGGCATTATCGAGTTCTCTCTAGGAAGAATTCTACGGCGACAGGAAAGTCTTCTCTACCAATGATTTCAAATTCTAAAGCAACATCAAATCCATTGTCATCAAAATTAGCATCAACCTCTAGACCAGTAACCGTAATTCTTGGTTCAAACTGATCTAAAGTTTGACGAATATCATCACCAATTTCTGCCGCAGTCGCAACATCCAAGTTTTCAAACAGTAATCTACGTAGATTTGAACCTAACTGCGGTTGAAATGGTCTCTCACCTTTTGATGTAAGTAGCAAATTGACAACTGCTTGTTTAATCGCAGCATCATCCTTCTTGACAATTAAGTCACCTGTTACCGGATGTGGTTTGAACGTAATGTTCAAATCCTTAAAGGTCTGGAACTTTGCCACACGAATAGTAGAGTTTATCTTATCTATTTAGCACCCCATCAATCATCTAGTCTCTCTGTGTACTTTACTTCCTTCTTCTCTTTCTGGTGTTTCTTTAACCAATAGTCACTTTTGATTTCTGTGATCAATGTCATACCAGACGCCTCAAACTCTTTACTCTTGTCTACTGGTGAGTTTGCCATTGACTATTCTCCTATACAGTGTTGGTGACCAATGTGTATAATAATCGGTCTTATGTAATTGTTCTCTCGCCCTCTCTAATTTATCACGCTTTTGAATGAGTAGCAAGTTTCCTTTACTAAAGTTACTCTGCACTCCATTAATATGTGTCGCGTCATCCATGTGGTCATCTAGCGCATACCACTCACTTTGACTCATATTGATCTCCGCGACCCGCTGCATCAGAGCGCATTCAGAGATGTCGTCCTCCAAAATGTAGATTATCACGTCCGCATTTGGCAATGAACTCAGAGTCACACGCCGCAAGGCACGCTCCTCAATATGAACAGACGCAGAAAAAGCGTAGGGACAGATGGAATGACCACCCAGTTCCCCACGCTGCTCAGAGATATACTTAATCCAATCTCTAACCTTACTTACCTTGTCCACGATACATTTTCTTCTTATTGTTTCTGCTTGTGGCAGCATACTTCGTGTTCTTCCCAGAACCCTGACGAGTTTTCTTGGGAGTTGCTTCGATAAAAGTGCCACCAGTCAGTGAAGGACGCTTTGCCATGAATCATACTTGAAAAGACTCAGACATTATAGCATACTTATGCTGCCCCTGCAGCAGCTCCTGCTCCACCCGCTGCGGCACCTGCACCAGTCTGAAATTGGACTGATGACGGCGCAAAGGGGGCAGTCAGTGGTCTGGGAGTTCCTGCAATAAATGCTTCGTCTCCCTGTAATGCTGGTTTTAACTTTTGAATGTAGATCGACTTGTTAATCAGAGTCTTGATAATCCTCGCACCAGCAGTAGGATCTACACAAGGCACACTAGGAATCGTAGGAACCCCTGGTACTGGAGTAACAGGTGTCCCCTCTGCAAAGAATGGAGTCGGTGTCTTGTCCATAAAGATCCCTGCCTTCACTGGAGTCCCCTTCAGTGGCGCTGCAGCAAACGTACAAGTAGCATTGGTACTGATAGTATCAAGTGTCGTTGGAATCGCTAGTGCTGGCATAACTTGTGCGCTAGATGTACCGTCTTGTCCCTCGCAGTTATCTCTACAACTGCACGAACTTCCTGTAACTGTATATAGGCGTCATTCAGAAAGTCTACAAGGTTCTCATGTTCCTCAGATCCTGGACGACGATACATCAACGGTCCTGGAGTCTCAACTTCCTTCAGTCTCTTCTCCAAGGAACTCAATATCACTTGTAGTTCTTGCTCCATCTTTAAAACTTTCCTTATAATTTATGCCGTATGCACCGAAGGCACTCGAAATATCCATTTCAGGTGCTGCGTCAGCAGCTCCGAAATAATCAGTCGCTGCATCTTCGATGGCATCGGCAAACTCATTGAACTCATCAAACCTTTGCTCTTTGATGACCCCATCCTTGGTTTTGTACGTTATTTTGTGTTGTTCCATTAGTCGTTATCGTCAAATACTGAGAATACTGCACTCCACACTGAGTGAAAGAAAACATACAAGAAAAACTTGCCGTCTTGATCCCTCTTCTTACGTTTCGCTGGTGCCTGTGCCATAACTAACCTCAAAATAATTTCATTATATATCCTCGAACCCGTTGTACTAATGATTCTCTCAGGATTCTCTCACTTTCTATGAGACACATCGTAATATAACTAATCTCCTCCGAAAATGTGGTTTTGGTCGAGGTTTTCATGATATTTTTGGCGGGCGGAAATTTTTGTATATGAGGGACCCACAAATATTTATTAGGATATATCGAAGGCGCTGGGAAACGTTTATAGCTTAGGTACGCCAGATGGGACCCGCTCGGCGTTCGGGGGTATACATTAAAGGGGGCATATTACTGCCCCCTGCTGTTAACTAACTGCTGCCACTGATCTTCTACATTGTCGCTTAATCTGTGCGAGTGCATAATTATCACTCGGTGATTTGCTGCAGGTTTGTACTATTCCAAGCGTAGGGTGTTTGTATTTCAAATGCTTGGAATCGTCGAGGAAGATGAAACCGAAGGATGACATGATGTTGTCAACTTCTTTCCTGTATTTTTTGATGTTCATGTAATCAATTAGCGCAGTGGTGAAACCCGATCGACTCGGTGATGGCATCGGTGCGAACCCAGCGGATGGGGTCACCAGTGGGAGGGCATCGCCAGATGATGCAATCCTCTCCCCATGCCTTAGCGAGTCGGTAGGCGTGGTTGATGTCGGTTGCCCAGTCGCACCCGTGAGGATCGAAGTTTGCCCAGGTGGCGGGTTGAACGGCGAAGGTCATCGGTTGCTGTGTCGTTGGTGAAATTATAGCATGGGAGGGGCGACCCCTCACAACTCCCACAGCATTTCGTTCATCTCGTCTGCATCGATGGCGGGGTCATCCCATGCCACGCCGTCGCCTGTCTTGCAGAGCATACGACCGATCTGCCCATCACACATGCAGCGCACGAACTTATCCCAAGGGGTCTCGATGCCTGCCTCTCTATACGTGACGCACGCCTTAGCGGTATTGTAGAGAAACTCATCGTTGCCGATCCACAGGGCAGCGTTCCAGGTCTCGTAGTTTGCCCATCCGTTCATGTGTGTCTCCGTTGGTTTGTTTGCTTGTGTGTATCCTAGTCGGTCAGCGAATCAATCGCGGTCGCTGATGTTCCAGTTCCCCCACTGTCCTGCAGGGATGCGTCCCTCACGGATCGCCTTACGCTCTGCCGCTTCCCTGAGCATGGATCGCTTGATCGATTCCATGGCGGCAAAGATGGCGGGGTCGGTCTCGCCTTTTTTGATGATGAACCCGTCGCGGATCTCGTGGGTCTGTTGCATGTGCTTGGGAAGGTTGTTTGTCATGTCCCTATTATAGGCACAGGGTGGGGACGATCGCCTAGGGCAGTGTGACACTAAGCGGACTGGTTGCCCTGGGCGTCTGGTAGCAGGTCGATTAGTGTATCTTCATCATAGAGATCTACGATCTCTTCAGTGATAGCGTCCCAGGACAATTTGCTGTATTCATCTAACAACATGTCAAAGGCAAATTGTGCCAGTGAATCTGTATCCATGCCATCGATAATGTGGTTGGCATAGTTCTCAGCAAGTGCAAATGTGTCTGCCTTGGTTGGTGCTGGTTCAGTCATGATTTTCATCAATTGTTTGTCAGATTCGAGAGCGATTGTGCAGGGATCTTTGAACATATCAGGCGAACACATAACCAGACTCAAAATCTTCGGTCTGATACACATTCTGACCGTTCACACATCCAACAAACTTGCGAACATACCAGAGGAAATCT